ACCTGTATTCTTAACTTTGGAGTAGCGGCATTAGGTTTAATTGATTCAAATGTTTTAGTCACAATTAGCGAGGCTGCTGAAGAAGGAAAGGCGGCGGCTAGAAAAGCAATTGGAGGTATTGTTAATGATTTGTTTAATGAAATGGGCATCCTTCAATACGACACTGCCACAGGAAAGCTTGCGTTATTTTCTTCATCCTCTAAGTTTGGGATGGACCTAGGATTTCTTAATAAGCTATCGGCAATTACAGGGTATTTGTCTGAAATCGAGTCCTTAATTAATCAAGGGGAGGATATATACAACCAAGTAAAGAACTGCATAGGGGATCTTCAGTCTTGGCTGGAAAGCACTGGACCATCAAATATCACAGGCACTGGTGGGGTTGGGGGCGGAAGCACTAGTAGCTATGCTCAAAACTATCGAACCGCTTCTTTAGCAGTCGCTAGAGCCCGAGTTGAAGAGGCTCAAGCATTTATAGATCAATGCGATGCTCTAATTGGAAATGTGGGAACCGTTTTATCTGAAAGACAGGCGCAGGAAGATACAGAGGAAGTGGAAGAAGGTCCAATCTTCCGCTTAGTATACGGGCCTCCTGTGACAAAGCAAGGTCTGTTCATTTTATCTGAAGATGGACTATATTACGACTCACAGAAGAGGTCTTATAACGGAAAACCAATCCCCTCTGCCTCTGACATCGGAGTAGTGGTAGAAAGCGAAAAGTGGAAATTAGATCATGCTGCCAACTTAGGAGGAAAAGGAACCGTTGTTTCTGTTCAAGACTTAAACAGGTATGTGGATACGATATTTGATATTGAAATTATTGATAATAATTCGCAATTACAGCAATATTATGATGCTGACCACTTTTTAAATGTTTTAGAAGGACAGAAAGATAAGCTTGTTTATGATATATCTTCTCAAGTTGGAGAGTTAATAGCTTCTGGGTATGACTCCGACGCAGCCTTAGTGGTAAACCAAAGGCAACACCTCTTCTCTGTTATCGCATCTTTTGAAAAGAAAGTAAACAAAAGAAAAAAACAGATCGAAGTAGCAGTAAAATCTGCGGATTTATTTGGCACAGATACTGTTTTTCAAGTGGGTGACATACCCCTGAACGATTTTTCATTTTTGAGTTCTATAAATTTAGACATTACTTTAGAACAACAAGAGCGTCTAGTTTTTGAGGCTGGGGATGTAGAAGACATTGTACTTCCTATTCGACCTATATTTGTTAGAAACTTTGGAACAAAATCAAAAACACTAAATCATCCTTTTGTTGTTCCTCCCTTTGGAGCAGGGTCTATTGTTTATGATCCATCCATTTCTTCAACAACTGTTCCCACGATATCCTTAACTGATTCCATCGTAACTAATGGATTATTTGCCGTTTATAATTACTTAAAAGCAACGGGGAACAACCCAGACTCCACTTTATTCGAGAGTGTAAACTGCGCTTCAAATAGAACTGTAAATAATTGTCAGTTAATTGGAGCCAACGATACTTTGTTTGCCTCTGGTTTAGGGATCCCCAGGTTTACTGGTTTAACTAAGATTCACACAGGACCCAATCTAAGGTATAAAATACAAACAGCGGGGACTGCTTGTAGATTACCTTCTACGGATGATTTTGATAATTTCCTATACAATAGAGTGGGTGCTTCGTTTGATTGTTGGATTCATATGCCTGGATTTGGAACCTCTTCTAACTACTACGAAAACGAACAACAAGGAACCATATCACCAAATGCTAGAGATGCTGGCTGGGCAGACTTTAATTACTATAAAATAATTTTAGCTAACGAGAACACTGGAGGAGATTTAGGCAACCTGGATCCAAGTAATATGTATCAGGCAGGTGGATCAGAGACGGTAAAAGGTTTTTTGATGGGCTTTACCCGAGATCCAGTTATTTATAGTCGAGATCAAGTTGTTTATCCTGGGTCCAATACTGATCCAGGAGAACACGCAGGAGATCCAGGAGACGGAGGCGTTAATGTAGGAGATACTACTTCTGGAACTTGCTTCTTCATAGCTCCTACAATGTCTTTAAATACATCGACAATTGAGTTTGTACCAAAACAGCAGAATTGTGCTGACGATGGTTTCTGTAAAATGGCAATTCCCACTTCCTCTACTGTTAATGGAAAGTCCTTCAATGATTTATCTTCTGGTTTCTATCATTTAAATGTAAGTTTTGATTCTTCAGCCGACAAATGTAATGTCTACTTGGACGGGGAGCTTATGCAAACCTCCGCAATGTCAGAAGTATTCGGGATCAAAACTGGGCAAGTGCCTAGAATCCCTACCTTTATCAGACCCAAAGAGTCTGAAGCAAGTAGTTTTTACTATTCTTCTGGGTCAGTTGATCAAGGACAAACAACCATCTTTAACAATGGGCCAAATACTAATACCTTTTTTACTCCTTGGATGTTAGGTGGGGGATGGACAGACGGCTACCCAATTGATTTAAGCACTAGCGCAGGAGGGTTTATGGGCAAGCGGCATGGTTGGACTAGCGGCCTAAACGGCCATCTCGGAAGTGTAAAGTTTTATTCAAGACCCCTAAATAGTAAAGAGGTTCAAAAAAATTATGAGGCCCAAAAAGGCTTCTTCAAAAATATTGTAACCTAATAATCTACTTATGGCGAATACAACGACAGTTTATGGAAGAGTTATTCCTGCAAGAATTAAGCAGGAGGTAATAAACTCTAATGCTTCTCAAGAAGTTTTTGGTGTTAAATTTCCTTTGATTGATACTACAGCGAATGATCGGGGCATTTTTAATAAAACTAAAGGACTAGAGCTTTTAAAAAGTGAAGTTCGCCAGTTCATACAAACAGAGCGCGGCGAGAGAGTGATGCTTCCTAACTATGGACTATCTTTGAAAAAGTTTTTATTTGAACCTGTTACAGATGAGTTAGTAGAAAATATTCAAAATGAAATCACCTGGGGTTTCGCGCAGTATTTACCTAAAGCAAAAATTTTAAGTATTTCAGTGTTGACATCTGAGTTTATTGGGGGTATCGGACTACCTGGATTAAAAATCTCGGTTACAATTGCAGATAGGAATCAGGCTGGAACTGCAACAGTTGAGGTGACGCTATGACAAGAAATTATAATTTACCTGATGATGTTCCTTTCACAACGGCATCTTCAGATTTTCAAAAACTGCTTAGAGTTGGGGATAACTATGAAAATAAAAAATCCTTAGTAGACTATGCAGCCACAGACTTTGGGAGTCTTAGAACCGCACTAATTTCATACATGAAAACTGTGTATCCAACCGATTATCAAAACTTTACTGAGTCTGATTTTGCGATGATGTTCACGGAATTAGTGGCCTATATGGGCTCCGTAATGTCCTTCAAGGCAGATGCCTTGGCGAACGAGAACTTCCTTTCTACAGCGCAAAACAGGCGAAATATCAAAAAATTATTAGAGCTTGTGGGGGTTCGCCTTAAAGGCCCCACCTCCGCAGGGGCTAATGCACAAATAGTTTTAGATTCAGCCTATGGGGGGTCAGAATTTACGCTTGCAGCCGCAAACCGATCCATCACTATTTCCTCTCCTTTGGACGGAGCGCAGTTAACATATACCATTTACAAAACACTTAATGGAAAATTAGCAGACATGGGAGGAGATACAACAGACCTAGTTTTTAACACCTCAGAGAGTACAGATCCTGAGTCTCCACAAACCTGGACAAATGTTGCGTTAGTTGAAGGAGCGTTAGTAGAAGAATCAGGAACCTTTGATTCAACAGAAGTTTTTAAGTCTATCGCACTTACGCAAGGACCTGTGGTAGAGAACAGTGTTCAGGTGTTTGTCACTGCCCCCGAAGATAATCTTTCGGGCGTTTATTCTCAAGTTGACAATATTTTTGCAGCATCAGGAAACAACGATAAGATTTTTGATGTTCTGTATGATGATACCTACAACGGAACGGTTCGCTTCGGAGACGGAGTTGTTGGAGCTTCTCCTGCGAACTCATCCAGGTATAGAGTTTTATACCGAGTAGGTGGTGGAGCAAGGGGAAATTTACTTGGATCAACAATTGCCGCTTCAATAACAGCAGGAGATGCTGGTGCAGCAACCATTAGCAATACTGGCGTTGCTGCTGGAGGATTAGATGCCGAGAGCACGACGATGGCAAAAAAATACGGACCTTTGGTTTTCAAGCAGCAGGATCGGCTTGTTACCTTAGGAGATTTTGAAGCTTTTGTTTCTCGATATACTAGCCCAACAGGAGGAACTGCAATTGGAACCGCAGCGACTAGAGAAGCGCATTCTTCTGCCAACATAATTGATGTCTATGTTTTGCAAAAAGCCACAGAGAATCAGTTACAGAAAGCCACAGTAGAGTACAAAACCAATCTCTTAAATGCAATGCAATCAAAGAAAATGCTTACTGACGAGGTTGTGATTGTAGATGGCCTAGTTCGAACTTTAGATTTGGTTATAACTTTGTTTGTAGATCAATCTTATAGTGATACAGAAGAGCAAATTAAAGCACAAGCATTAAATACCATCACCGAGTTCTTCTCATATGATAAGTTTGGATTTAATGTTCCCTTTGTGCCTCAAGATTTAAATAGAATAATCTTTGACCTGGATGCGGTGAGGTACTCAACGATTGATAATTTTACTGACACCATCCAGGTAGACTTTAATGAAGTTATACAATTAAATAATGTTACTATTAATGTGACACTGATATAAATGGCAAAGAAATACTACAGAGATACTTTTGTTGAAGCAGTAAAAATAATTACTCCTGATGTATATCTACAGCAAGACCTCGATGCCAGCGGTCTTCAAGTCACTGATGTGGAGCAGTTAATAAAAAGCCATTTATTTTCTGCCGACAATATTGCGAACACCCTTAACCCTAGTTCGATTGCAAATGATCATTCGTATAGCGCACTAGGCACAATTAATGGCATAGCGCAGTTCTTTGTAAAACAAAACAAACTAACCACAGTAACCACAAAGAACTTTGAAAATAAAATCTTGCGCCCATTAGGAAAAAGTATTTCGGACTTTGCCACCAAACACGATTTTTCTGTTTATGTAAGTGGAACGCTTCTTCCAAAGATTGCATTAAGTTCTACAACGCTATATGACAATACATCAGGAACTTACTCTAGTGGATTGGGGTCTGGAACATACAACTATCTTGCTACAAACCTAGGATGGTTATTCTTATTAAATACAGGGGCTAATGTAAATGCTCCTTATTTTGCTCCCTCCTCGTTGGTTGTTAGTGCCATAACGGAGAAGCTATATTTGGGGAAAGACTATTTAATCAATGATGGGGTTAAAGATTATCAGGAGTATTTATGGAGAAACTATCAAGGCTTAAGTTCTTTAAATGTAGACATTATTCCCTCCAGGTTTACTTCAGGAACAGGGTCATATACGAGCGGAACTTTAAATCTAGATAAGTTAAAAACATTGGTGGATATTGTTTACTCTCCTTATTTTTCTGACAAAGCGGATAGCAAAGTAAAAGAGTCTTTTCAAACATATATCTCCGCAAATGTGGTTCCCTCTGGCACAGAATTGGCTGGTCCATTTCATAAATTTCTAAAAGGAGTGTCTCTAGGGGCTTATGATATCAATAATCAAATTGATGGTTTATCTAGGCTTACCTCTATTGAAGATTGCCCAGCAGATCTTTTACCGTTCTTAGCATCTCAAATAGGTTGGACGCTATATGGAACTGATGAAACTTCATGGAGAAACCAACTTAGAAACGCAGCAAGACTTTATCAACAGAAGGGCACGAAGCAAAGTATCGTAGATGCGCTAAATACAATTTTAGTTCAGAACCCTATTAATACAAGTGCAACATTAATAGAGTTTTACGAATCATACCTTCCAAATTTAATCTACTACTTGCTTAAAACATCAAGTGATTTGTTTGATAGTATGGAGACCTACACCCCAGAAAAAGCAGCCGAGTTGGGGGTTGATACCTATAGCCCCACCGACATTGATTTTAATCTGAGAGCAGCCGTAGATTATATAATGAAAATTTTGGTAACCTATGTTCCCGAAAATTTTTATTTACGAAATGAACCATTTAGAGTAAATATTTTAGAAGATGGCACTGCTTGGTTTGGACCTGTAATTCAGGCTGATGACGGAAACTACTATACAGGAACTGTTTTTGACCGAGAGACCTCCAAGTATGTGGCAGTAAAAGGAGACCCTAAGTTCACCTTTAACTATAGAGGAAGGGATTACCCCATACCTCCTTGGGATGATAAAAAGTTTTACAGAAATTGTGTTATAACGCAAAAACTGTTAAATGTTTTAAGACAAACATTAACTGGTTTTTGCACTTCTGAGCAAGAGGTTGATACAACTCTCGACTACATTAACCAGTATACCCTATCCGCTGTGGCAGGGAATGATTTGTATGTAGATAACCAGTTCTTGTTTTATACCTCTAGTCAGCAGCTTCCACCAAACTATGATGCGATTTTAAAAACATATGATACAGATAATTATGATTTCCTTAGTTTGTGGAGCGGTAAGTCTTCATTATTTGATTTCACAGTAGGTGCAGGAGACTTCTCCTCGGTAATGTTTGGAGACGCTTCTTCTAGGTATACAGTAAATGAAATCATCGACTCTCTTAATATTATTCCTGATTTTAGTCCCGCTAAAGCCATACCTAGAGTTAGGGTAAGCAGGGATAAAATTGAATCCTCTACAGGGGTGGACTTTGCTTGTAATTCGATAAGATTCGACCCCGATGCATCGACACCATATGCCTCCAGTCTACACTCCCGAGGATTATCAGGAGCTATTCACGGTTATGAAATTTGTGGCGTATGGACAAGAGGGACCGCAGCAGATAACGAATTGGGACATGCAGTGGGTCAAAACCACTACCCAGGATTTGATGATGCTAAGAGTACAGTAACTCATGCAGGTGTTCCTGTATTCACTAGAGATCAAGCAGATTTTGCGCTAAATGTAGCCAGTTCTGTTGTGAATGGTAGGTCTACCGTTCCGACTGCTAGTGGTATTCCTCGTAGAAGTATTAGAAGACGAGACTTTAAAAACACTTTAGAAAAACAAGGCTGGTACGGAAGAGACGGCAGAAATATGCCTTCTTTTTACAATAACACTAGTGCGCTTAATGAGTTTGCTCTATTAGGTTACATTCCATCTAGTTACTCCTTTGCGTCTGTGACCGCAGAAAGCCTGTCTGGAGCTTTTATTCAGAGTTGCGAGG